CTGGCCCCCATCCTTCGAACAACAATCGATTTCGCGCCCTCCTGCAAGAAGCAGCGAGGGAGGGTTTCTGGGTTCCTGGGTTGCCCTCCCGTCGAGGTTTTATTTTAAATACACAATCGTTTTGAGGCTCTCAGTCGTCTCCTGCCCCCTCCCACGATTCTTGGGCCCCCCGAAACCAGAGAGAGGTTTTTAAAGAAAATTCATAGTATGTAGAGTCGGAGTTCATTGCTAGTCGAGAGAAAAAGAGAGCCATCCAACCAAACAGGAGGCTTTTCGTTCGAGGAGGTGCCAGAAGAGTGAGTGCGAAAGAACACGTAGATTCCCGAGTCGAGTGATGTACCCCTCTCCGGAACGATGAATCTCGGATTGTCGAGAGAGAAAACGTTCCCATGAGTCGTCAAGGAGAATATCGCAAACAAGAGCAGACCCGAGCAGGTTCGAGAAATCCTCTCGATTCAGAATTGTCCCAGTCGAAGCGATGATCGTTCGAGTTGCATCGATCGCTGCCATTAGGCTCGCTCTTACTGAGCCACTAGCAAGAGAACAACTGAAAGCCACAATCTCGGTAACCAATCGTCGAACGGAGAGCTTCTCGCGCGGGAATAACTCGACTCTCTGAGGGGCAACTTGAATCCCACCAGTCAGCTCGTAGAATCGACAGAGAGGGAGCGTTAAGCAATAAATCCTCTCTGAAATTCCTCCGAATTGCGAAGTCTCGAGAATCGAGACGTCTGTCGCATGGTAAAGAATCGACCCGCAAAGGAGAGCATGTTCCCTTGAATCTCCGATGACCCGAATCAAGACTCGACCGCTGTAACTGACGTCGATCAACGCTCGGATGATATCTTTCGATCGTCCTCGTTCGCTCGGAATGTCGATCACAACGACATCGATCCCTTCGTTCTTTCTGAGGAGAGAAGAGAGTATAGATCGATCGAAAAAGTCGCCCGTTGTTCCTAGGCTTTCATAGGTCTGACGATAGATCCCTTTGAGTCGGTAAAAACTCATCAAGGGAGGGAGATATCGTTCGATTTCAACTCCAAAGGGGTAGTCGTCTCGGAGATCATGACCGTGAATGATCTTTGCCTTGGCAATGTGAGCGATCACGGCACATCCCCCCTCTCCAGATCCAACGATCAGAACTCTTCGATTCTCAAACTCTTCCGAGACACATGACCAAGCGCGAACTGTCGAAGCGCCATTCGAATACGGCCTTTTGAGGCGACGAGCCGATTGGAAGAGAGAAACCCGAAGTTGACTGCGAGTCGGAGGAGGAATTTCCCCGCTCTCAATCTCGACTTTGGGCAAAGAGGTCAGCGGAAGCGACATTCCGAACGGGCTGTAAGTTATCCTTCTCGGTGGAGGCCGATAACGATATTCGCGGATCAGTTCCGATGAGTCACGGTCGATTCTCAGCACTTTGCTCCCTGCCGCTGAAATTGCAATTCGCTGTGCGACGGTCTGAGCCTGAAGAGAGACTGTTGACTTTCCCCGCTTGTACCAACTGTAAGTCCTCAAATACTCCGAGAAACGCATCAAGGACTCCGGCTCGTCCACAGGATCTGAAGAAACCATCCTTCGAATAGTCGAACCGACAACGAAACTTGCATCTTGAGCTGAGATCTCTCCTTTGAGAACGCCTTGATGGAGCTTCCTCCGGAGAAGCCGCTTGTAAGCAAACAGAGTTGCCCCGGCACCGTCTGATCCAAAGACGACAATCGGGACTCGGAATAGGAGAGACCTCGGACTGCGAATCATTTCGACTGTTATCTTAGTCATCTCTGCTTGGAGAATCTTTTCGACAACGTTGTATCGACGATACCCGAGCCCCTCGTTGAGGGCAAGACTCGCAACGAACGGGTCGCTCTGAATCTCCGGATGAGACCAATATCGAGCAATGATCTCGATGATCAAGGCAGAGTAGGAAAAGATGAGATCAGGCACAGAGGCGACTTCAATGAATTTCTCTGTGTTCGAAGGAAGATGATGAGCCAAGCAGTCGTAAATCGCGATCGACGCCAGCTCGAGGAATTTGCGAACTCCGATTCCGCGTATCTCTTGAAGACCAAAGGCTTCAGGAACTCGGACAGTGTGATGGCCGGCAATTCCAGCCACAACTGATCGTCGATTCAGACCCTCGAGGAGCTTCGAGACGACTGCTGCCTCATAACATCGGTTGTCGATCGCTTTCTCTGTCACGAAACCGTCATTGAGCAGATAACCAGTCGTTCTCTTGATCAGAATCGAATCGCTCTGAGCGAATTTCAGGCCGAGAGAAGGAGGCCTGTCGAGATTGCATTCGCCGAAGGAGAGCGGAGGCATGTTCAATTTCTCAAGCTCCTGATCACCGATTCCGATTACGACAGTAAACGCTGGCTCGTCCCGGAGGCGGCCCCATCTGTATCCTGCAAGGCTTGTCGCGTACAAGAGAAACTCCTGGAACATAACCTTGTAGTCCTCGTTGGTTGCACTGAGCTTTCCGCAGTGGTCTGTGCTTCCCTTGCCGTTGGATGCGAAAGTCGCATGCCCGAGAAGATAAGCTCCTCTCTCGCTAACAGATGCCTCGTAGCGATGACCGAGATCTCCTCCGAGAACTCCCGAGAGAATGCCAGTCACTTCGCTAAGTTTGATACCGGAGCGAGACTCGGAGAGATAGTCGATCAGCTTGAGAGTCGTTGGACTGTGGTCCGACCAGGAAAGGATCGATTGAAGCTTCCTCATCGATGAATGAACTGCGCTGCGACCGATGATCTTGTAACCATGCTTTGCCTCCTTCGAGAAGGTAGCTGACCCGAAGTACGGTTTGTTCTTGCCAACTGTGTAGTAGAGATCGTCCGAACTCGGCTGGACCTGGAAGCGAACTCCACTCACAGACGGATCCGGGTTGATGTAGACTTCGAAATCGATCGGGAGATACGAGGTGATACCTTCTACAGTGACTCCACAACGAGACCATCTCGATCGGGCTTGCTCAACAGAGTTGTAAACACTCGAGATCCTCGATTCTTTTCCGACAGAGAGTCGACGTAAAGTTCCTAAGGAAAGGATCTCAACCTCAGCAGACTGGATGATCATATCGTGGACTGATCTTTCCTCCTCGTCTTGAATGATTCGTTGAACAGTTTGAGTCGTCAAGAACATCTTCTTTATCGACTCGATCGTCCCGAAGATCGAGCAGGAGTAAAGATCATTTGCGACAACCGGATTGAAGGGGGTCATCGACTTAATCGATGAGAGGATTGCTTCTCGAGAGCTTTCATCGGCAGTCATAAAGAGATCTTTGAGGTCCTTGTTCTTGGTCGTGCTTTTGAGCGACTCGAAAGTGAGCTCCGAGATCTCAGAGTCGACGTTTCTCGGTTTTCGAAGGGGGAGTCCGTACGGATCCTTGACTAAACTCTCGAAGCTTGGATCCTCGTTGTAGATCGCGTCCATCTCGAGGAGTGAGATGATTTGCCTTGCTTCATGCAAGTCTCCTTGGAGGACCCGTAGTCCGGCGATCGATTTCGAGAGCGGATCTCCTCCTCCTCGGTAGAAGAAGTCATACGGCAAGATCACCGGATAACCACCAAGCTCCGAGGGACAAACAAGAGCAAATCGGATTGCAGCCGGTGACCTGTCAGCTCCGGAAATTCTCAACGCAGCACCAAAGAGACCATCAAGTCTCGATTCAGTGATCAAAAGCAAAGCCGCAGCGAAAAGGGAGTACCAATAGCAGCGCTCAGGGCGCTTCGAGACCTCAGCGGCAGAATATCCGCCTGAAAAAAGTGCTCCGACTTCCGAAGCTATCGAAGGGAAACTCGACGCAGTAATGGCTTTCGTCGACAAGAGAGTCTTGATGGTTGTCGGAAAATCAACGCCGTTTCCGTAGCAAACCTTCGAGTAAGTCAAGAAGACTGTCGACGAGAGGCATTCCTCTGGCTTGAGAATCTGCCCTACCTTTGAGAAGCCTTCTTTGTTAGCTTCGAGGATCTGCTTTTCGAGAAGCTTGAGCTGATCACGCAGCCCGACCGAGCGATCTCGGACGGTGTGTACCACGAGGACAATGTTGTCGCCTTGATCGACGATCCGGTAGGAGAGATTCATCGAGTCCATCGACTCTCGACAAGTGCTGACCGTCAAGATCGACCAAAGCTTTTGGGCTCTCCCCTCGACTCCCCCTTTGTGGTTAGTCCAAGCGAGGTCCGATTTCGGAGGAGTGAACTGTTCGATGCCCTCTGGTCGAGCTCCTGGGGAACGAAGGTGCAATGAACTCTTCTCGTAATATTGATGAACATATGAGAAGGACCTTTTCATTCCGAAGAGCTGATTGATGTCCCTTCCTGGACCCTCGACGACTAATCCGCGCCAGCGTGAGTTCCACGCTTCGAGGTCAAGCTCAAGAAAGAGCCGACACGCGTCTTCGTTCCGAATCGGAGCAGTCAAATCGAGAAACTCCCGATGAATTTCGAGCTTGCCTTTCGTCATAGAGATCTCCGGCAACAAGGGAAGTATCGAGATGGCCAAATTCGCTTCGGTTGCAGCAAAGAATTCACGGTGATCTGGATAACTCAAGCCAAAGTTCCGTCCTTTCTCCTTGAACTCCTTCTCCTTCACAACAAGAGCTTCGATAAACATCCAGACAGGCACCAGGTCCTCTTCGACCAGTTTGATCACCTCTTCGATTGAAAAAGTCTCTCTCCCGAAAATCTCCAAGAGCAAACGACGCTCAGAGCTCGGATTGCCACGATCCCAGAAGAGATGTTTCTCGTCTCTCCCGAACGAGACCGCCTTGTCGTCGAGGAGCTCAAGGTAATTCGCGAAGTACTCGAAATCGAACTCTTGACAGAATTCGAAATCGAGGTACATCTCAACCGGAAAAGAGCCTTCGGTAACGCGAAGTGTCTGCGATTCATATGCTCTCCACATCGGGCCAGTCTTCTGGCGGAAAAGCAACTTTGGCCAACGGTGTTTCTGACGAATGAACTCGAGAACAATCGTACGACGAAAAATAGCCTGTACTCGTCGTGCGTCATGCGACCATGTCAAGTCAGGAGCACAAGCAATCTCTTGAAGAGCTTTTCCGCTCATGTGTAGGTCGATTGTTGGATGACAGCAGAGCTTCTGGGTTCCAAAGATCTCAACAGCTTCTTGAACCGTCGAGAGACCTTGCAAAACACTCCGATGAAAGCTATCGGCGAGAAACTCCGACGGAGGCTCCATGAGATTCTTTCCTTGACGAACCTTCAGCTCTTTGTCGCGGATCTTCTGCAGCATATTCGAGAATGAGTCATCGGGCCCTGAGAGGATATCTCCGAGGAGACGAGAGATATACGTCTTTGTGAGCGCTTCAGTTGCCTTTGCAATCTCGAAACCTTGATTCGAGTATCGCGAGATGCACGAATCTTGCCATTTCCAGGAATTCTCAATCGACTTTGGAAGGCTGTGATCCTCTGGATAAATCACCTCGGCCGCCAAGAGTGCATTCCGCCGGGCTTGAACGCAATCGTGAATCATTAAGTACTGGTGAAAACTTAAGAGTCTCTCGGTCTTCGCTTCAGTCCCGTATCTTATGACACATGCAGTCGGAGTGACAATTGCAGAGAAGACCGAACCATGACCTTCTGCCATTCGCCCTCCGTACTTCCCAGTCACTTTCTCGAGGAGTCGGAGCGGCTTTTTGATCTCGAAGAGCAAAGCGGTGAGTCGAGAGATCTCGCCTTCACACGGGTCCGGGATCTGGACTGGGGATGAGATTTGTGTCTCTCTGTCAAGGAAGGCCATATGTGCACGTATGATCGGTCGAACTGCGAGGCGGGCATCCATAAGAATCTCATCCGACATCTTGCGATCATGCGGATCGAGGTTCATCACTTCCTGATACTCTTCTTCACGGATGTAAGGAAACTGGAAGAGAAACTTCTTTGAGTCGATCCCTCTCTCGAAAGCGATCGCTTGGAGACGCGAGATTAGAGCTTGACAATTCCGGCGAAGGGGGTGAGCACTGCGATCTTCGGCCGTTCGCTTATACTTCGGGAGGAAGACCATACCGCTTGCCTTGCTGAACTCTTCTCGGATGAGATCTCTCACACTGTCGACGATAGGTGCTGCGAGTGTTCTCTCGAGGAAATACTGTCGCTTTCGAATCGATTCCATCTCGGTTTTTTGAGATTCGAGTTGTTTTTTAAGATTCAAAAACCAAGAAAGGATCTCATCCTGAGCTACAAAAAGAAGATGAATCTTCGACGAATCCGTCAGAGAGGGCAAGATTCACTCTCTCTACTGCAAGGTCGCTTCTCGGCGGAAGACCATCCAATGGTATCATAAGTCGAAAGAGAGTTGTCTCGTCAAGGACAGTGAAGTTAGAAGTGAGGGTGAGAAGCCCGATGATCAGCTCCCTACGGTAGACCCGAAAGCGACCATACTCAAAGGTGTCGAAGTCATTGATCGATAATTCGATCGCCTCGAGAGAAACATCGAGATCAATCACCAGTACAGTTAAAGGAGACCGCAACGTTGTCAAAACAACCCCTAAGAACTCTAACGGCGAGGCTTCAGATGGAAAGAAACCTTCGATCTTCCGAAGAAAGTCATTCTCCTCTCGTGACCAGTAGTGAAGATGAGCACTCGATCGACGGCGATCGTTTTCAAAGAATCGATTCATTTCCTGTCACAATCAGTCTCCCCTCTTGATTTCCTTCTCACTCACCTTCTCTTCGATTTCACGGATCTCGAGATTCTCCTTGAGCGCAATATCCTCAATCCCCTTGACCATACCAACCATGTCATTCACCATTTCGCGATCGCCGCGAGCGAGAGCAAGGAGCTCTTCATTCATGTTCTCTCCCGTGTTGAGAGCCGCACGGAGATAGTCGACTCGCGCTTTCACAGCAGATTGCCCCGAGCGAAGAAGGGAGAGCGCCCGAGTCGCTTCGACAATGACCCCAGTCGAAGCGCGTAAGCTTTCAACAACAGTCGGTAGCGTCGAGCGCAAGAGATTCTCTCCCTTTCGAGGTTCTCCTAAGGGTTGATTCATCTCGATCCCGAGGACGAGAGAGAGAGCGAAAGCAGCTCGCTGGAGATCAAGAACAGCACCTCGAGTCGCAGCGGCATCAACGGCGAATTCGTCTCGAGACGCACGAAGATTCGCTGCCTCGACAACAACAGTCGACAGGTTCTGAGTGTCACGGACTTGGCTCTTGGCATAAGAGCAGCTGCTGCTTTCTACGAGACTCCTCGCAACGACCGCCGACTTTTCGCGAATGACCTCTTTCATCTTGACTGCATGAGCCTTCGCTTGCTCGGTGCGCTTTCGCGTCTCTTCCGAGTAATTCTTGGGGTGCCAGATTGCGTACTTCTGATCCATCTCTCAAACGAAGAATGAGTTTCTTTCCTGTCGTTTTTTGTAATTCGATCGCAACTTGTTATCATTCTTCTCTCGTTCAGCGGAACGACTTTCGGACGACTGCTGTACTCGTGCTCGCGACTTGATTGGACGTATCAGCCGGGGGAACGACAGGAGCTTCGGAAGGAAGCATCGGAGGGTCCTCGGCTTCGTACTCTTCCTCTCCAACTCTTTCAATGGCTTGAATATGGCCAACATAGGAAAGCGGAGTAGAGAGAGGGATTCGTCCTTCGGAGAGGTCGGAGATGTTGCTCGCTAGCATTTCCTTGACGGCTTCAATGTGGATCGACATTTGCTTCGATTCGTCCGAGAGGAGGATCATCGTGAGAACGAGGTTGTAGATCCTCTTCTTCAGTCTTTCGAAAGTCTGAGTCGTCGACCCTCCTCTCATCGGGATCTCGAAAAGCTCAGGCTCGAGGTTGAACGAGCTAATCATCCGCTCTGTGACCGTATCGAGGACGTCTCCAAGACTCTCTGCTTCATCGCGAAGATTCGTGACTTGTTTGAGTTCCACAACCGCCTCTTTGAGTTGCTCTCTCGCCTCCTCGAGGTCCCGACGATTTTCCTCAGCTTTGACTTGGAAATTCGGCGAAGATTTCGGCACGAGGAGCCAATGAACGCGATTGACTGAGCGATTCTGTGACATTTTTTTATCTGTCAGGTTTTGAATTAATAGGCGAGCATCCGATTCAATCTCCTTCTCAACAATTAAGTTTCCGATTTGCCGACGATTGTTCAAGCGTCTTCTTCTTCCTTCGGCTCTTCGTCCCAAGCAGGATCGCGATTCGGTTCTCCAACCGCCGGAGGGAGAGCTTTGAGGCCGAGAGCATCTTGGTAGGCAGAGCGTGCTCGAGCAAACTCGTCCATGACGGTGGCGTCTGCTCCATAGACGGCGTAGGATTCACCACTTGCAACAGCGGGAATCACCATATCTGCAGCGAGCCTGGTGAGCTTGTCAAGAGCCTTTCCATCAACAAGCTTGAACTGATCAGTCTCGAGGCACTTCGCAAACTTCTGCTCGATTGGAGCCATTTTCAAGATGACCCTCGTATCGTGATAGAGAATCGAGAACTCTCGAGTGAAAATCGGCATCGCAGAGACAAAAGGATACATCTGGAGGAGCTGATGAATAATCTTGACGTGTGACATCTTCGAGTATGCAAGAAGGCTAACCGTCGTGACAATCGCATCATGAGTCGGCGATCCCATCGCTCCGATCAAACGAAGAAGGGGACGAAAGTAAGCGAGTCTCATTTGAGGGTCATGCTCCCACATCCTTCCGATCATCCTTGCTGCTCCGTAAGACATTTGCAAAGATCCAGTCAACTCCTCGATTTCCACTCCGGAGAAGTATTTGTCTTGCAAATTGGTCGGCCGCTTGGACCTCGCGGAGGTCGGATTCCTCGCAATTGGACGCCCACAGAGATAAACGATGATCGCGTAGTAACAAGCGATTCGGAGCAGATCTCCAGTCTGAGCAAGATCTACAACCTGAGCGACTGTCACCCCGGAAATCGAGGGAAGAGACAGACGCTCTTGGATCGTCGCAGCGAGGGTCATGAGCCTGTCCAACTCGATCCGACCGTCTTCCTCCCTTTGTTCTTCGAAGCTCCAGCCGGCATATTGCGAGATCCCTCTCTTGAATCTGATTAAGTCTCGCTTGATATCATCAGGCACTTCCTGGACTCCATCAGCTACAGACTTAACCTCGACGAAGCTCCTGAAGATCAGATGCGCAATAGTTCCGACAAAGGTGCGCCAGACAACGAGCTCTCTGGGGTAGACAACAGCGTCTTCCTCGATTTCCTCTTTGGAGACACCGCAAAGAAGTAGAATTCGGAAGAGACCAATCTGACAGTCGATCGTCGAGCTCTCTTCAGTCGCCTTTTCATCGAGCTCCAGGACGCGAGAAGCTTTCTCGATCTTCCAGGCTCTGTACACCTCCGGACGAACAAGAGGGAGTGTGTCGGCACCTCTTTGAGCGCCGGAAACACTGATCTTCTCCATATTGTCGAAGAAGCCTGATGTTCCTCGAAGAGATTTCTGCGCGATCTGCATCATCAAAGGTGACGCATTCGAAGTGACTTGAGTATTCATGCTTGGGATTGTCTATCGACTCTGGTTGAAATTTCTTTCGCGTTTTTTTCAAATTTCGAAACGAAACATACAAATCAAGACTAATCGTACATTCGAGACATTCAATCGAGGAGTCGTCGCGCCGAGAGGACCTCAAACAATCATGTTCACCTTCTTCTTCGGGGTCTTTCGACCGGCCTTGTCCTCCGGCGCAATATACCGAACCGCAGCTTTCTCATCGCGGCGAGAAGTGCTTGCGGTTTGAGGGTTGAACGGGGGACGAACAGCTAGTTCATCAGCCCAGTTCTTGGCCTGCGGCTCACGGTGAGCAATCCTCGGCTGGACAGTATCTTCCTCCTCGTACGGGATCAGAACTTCATCGACGTGGCAGCTCTCGATGATTTCAGGGCCGGCTCCGGAGAGCTCGATCGACTTGTTGAAGGCTTTGATGAGAGCCCCGAGTGCACCATTCCCTTCTTTGACATGGCGGAGAACAGACGAAGCGGCTCGCTCTGCGGCGAGAGCCGACTCGTTGTTTCGTCCGATTTGAGTCGCGAGGTCATTTAAAGAAGCTCGGATGCCGGACTCGAGCGCGTCAAACCTCTTCCCAAAGTTAAGGAGAGAGGCAGCGTTCTTGTCTGCCGTGACCTTCAGATTGCTGACCTGCGTGGCCAACCTCGAGACTTCATGACGAAGATCCGCTAACTCGGTCTTCGGAGATTCTTCAGTCTTCTTCGACTGACCTTGACGAGTCGCGAGCTGTGACTCGGCGAAAAGATCCTCTGTCTTCTTCGGCGGTGTTCCTTGTCCGCCTTTCTTCGGAAGAACAACGGATAGTTTCTTCTTCGCAGAGTTCTCCATGCGCTCAGCCGCCTCCTGGGTCTGGCGAGCAATGTCTTTGAAGACCTGAGTCGGGGCCGTAGGACTCTCCTTCTCGACCTCCCTTTCGACGAAACTCTCGATCGACTCCGTGAGTTTCGCGCTCGCTTCCACAGGCTTTTTCACGAGGGAAAGGTGAGACATGATTGTTATTCGAAGGATAGGGGCCTACA